TGGAGAATACTGCTACATCCAAGATGCAATGCTCAATCAAGGTCTTGTAGCCTACCCATATATAGAGACTACTACTGCTCCTGTAGCAGGTGGTATCTTGGAGGATATGCCTCGCCTTGACTATTCTTCGTGTCCTGCTTTGTTGTTAGAGCCTCAAAGGACTAATTTAATAGAGCATAGTGAGTACATAACATCCGCAAATAACGCTTCCATATCTCACAATGCAACTGAATCACCAGAGGGGGAATTAAATGCACCTATATTTACTGCTACAACTACCGACCCATTTGTTAGGTCTTCTAATATATCAATAACAACTGGCACTTCTTACTCAATAAGTTTTTATATAAAGGGTTTTGGAACTGCAATTGGAAAGGGATGTACAACATCTGTTACCAATACTGGAATTGAGACATTTACATTGACTGGTTCTTGGCAAAGAATTACATATACAGGAACTGCAACAGCCACAAGAACAAATGCTCAATTAAGGATAGACGCTCCTAATGTTGGTGCAGTTGTAGGTGAGCAGTTTTCAGTTTGGGGTATGCAAGTTGAGCAAGGCTCCTACCCAACATCGTATATACCTACATATGGTGTAAGTCAAACGAGGTTGGCTGAATCTTGTGTTGTCAATAACGCTACATCATCTATTGGTCAAACTGAAGGGACAATTTTTTTAGATTTTGTATATGAGAATAATGGCGGTGCTTTTTATGGTTCATATGTTGCTAATGCAACTGGGTTTACTGATTTTGTTGGTTGGCGTATACCAGATGACAAAACAACATTAAACATACTAATTCGTTACAACAATGTTTATCAAGTTCTTGATGATGTTGCATCAGTATTCGCAGTAGGTAATAGATACAAGGTTGCTCTAAAATATAGTAGTGGAGACATAAAAGTGTTTGTCAATAATCAAGAAAAATACTCAAGCACGGCTACATACACAACACCAAGTGTCTCATTATCAAAACATACTATTAGCGGTAACACTGCAAATGCGGTAGATTCATTGCAGCAAGACACGATATCTAAAGTCAACCAATCAATACTCTTCCCAACTGCCCTAACTGATAGTGAGTGTATAGAACTAACAACGATATGAGATTATGTATGAACCTATCTCTTGCAGAAGTGACATACTCTGCGACTGCTTTACGCAAGGGGATTGTAAACGAGCCAACGGCAACCCATCTAATCAATTTGAAGGCAGTAGCCAACAATATCTTTCAACCTTGCCGAGAACATTTTGGAAAGCCTTTAAGAGTTACCTCTGGCTATCGGTCAGAGGCGTTGAATAAAGCCATAGGAGGTTCAAAGAACTCACAACATTCAAAGGGTGAGGCATTGGATATGCAGTCAACAGAGGGGTACACGAATCGTGAACTCTTTATGTATATCAAAGACCACCTAACCTTTGACCAACTCATAGGTGAGTTCCCCGATAATATGGGTGAGTATGCTTGGGTACATTGTTCGTACAAAGCAGAGGGTAATAGAGGTGAGGTACTGATAGCATATAAAGAAGGCGGTAAGACACGATACAAGAAATGGTAAAGCGTTGTTTAAGCAATCTCAAGGAGATATTCCTCTATGCCGATAGTCAGCCTACGGAGATAATGTTAGGTGCGTTAAACTTCATCCTATTGCTTCCTGCGACTATTATAGAGTTGGGTTGGATACCCCTCTATCAAATCTATGGTATGTTGGTAGGAGGTTATCAGCTCTTTGCCGTTGCTCATAAGAACATAAATATGAGAAAGACTGCCTCATTACTCTCATTTACAGTCTTTAGTACAACCGTAACATTTTACGCTTTGGAAGGTTATCTTAATAACTCTGCATCGCATTGGGGTTGGGTAGTATTATGGTTATCCTCATTAAGTAGTGTAAAGAGAGTGCATAGCGAATTTTGGCATAGACAATGGAACAACAAGGAATAATCATAGCGGTGGTAGCCGCACTAACCTCTGGTGCTGCTTGGAAGTTTTGGGAAGCAAGGCTCAAAGCCAAGCAACAAGAGAGAGAGATGGATAGAGAAGAGGACTTCGCTTATCGTGATGACTTAAAATCTCGTGTACAAAGATTAGAAGACTTGCTTACGGAAAGCAATGAGAAGGTATTAGCTTTGACGGCAGAGGTACACGCCCTGCGAACGGAGGTACTATTTTTGACTAAAGAAAACGAAAGACTAAAGAACATACGATGAACGACACCGACTTTGGGTTTGCAAACGATTTTGAGGACTTTGTGAATGAGATGACTAATGACAAGGCTAATGAGAATGCCTGTAGTATTGATAACCCAGATTGCGAGGCTTGTGGTTCGTAGGTGGTGCGAATTAGAACCAAAGGAATGTACCTGTAAAAACAATTGTAATGAATCCACTAATAACAAAACTACTCGGAAAAAGCGCACAGGAGACGATAGAAGCCGTTTCTAATGTCGTAGATAGGTATGTATCAACTCCAGAGGAGAAAGCCGCTCTAAAGGCTTCTATTGAGTCCGAGATAAGTTCTCGTTGGAGAGCTGATATGAAGAGCGATAGTTGGTTAAGCAAGAATGTAAGACCACTAACCTTGATTGTAGTGATTAGTTTTCTGGTAGTTACTACTTTCTTTGATGGGTTGGGCTACCTACAGGTAGACCCTGCTTGGGTAAGTTTGTGGAATATGTTAAGTGTAACAGTTGTAGGAGGTTACTTCGCAGTACGCTCTATTGATAAGAGAGGTAATGTTAAGTAGTTTGTGAAAAACTAATAAGTAAAAGTAGGGGTACAATCTGTACCTTTGAGCTAACAAATAGATAAGTAAAGGGTTAACCTTTATACATATAGCGAAGCTGATGTCCGTGATATAAGTCAGTTAGCGTTGAAAGAACAAGACCAATTAGGAAGTGGGAGTCACGGCTCACGACCTTTGAGGTCTTTTTTTTTGACATAACAGGAGAGTTTATACCAGTTTGACTCCTACATCTAAATGCGACAACATCCTCAAACGAACACCCAAGTATAGTAACCTGCTGATTGGTGCAATGTCCCTCCGACCCGACAACACCCACCTCGCCTTATGCAAAATCTACGACCAGAGGAGCAGTTACGATAAGAGGTTGCGATTATGCGAAAGACCCAAGTAGTATAATTGCTTAAATATATAGAGAGGGGTTTGTAGACCCCTCCTTTTATAGACTTATATCTATATCTATATATTGAAGAGTTGACTCTTATTCCTATGCTTTAACACTATGCCCTCTAAATAGAGTTGCATAAGTAGGGGTCGGTGTACCCGACAAGAAAAAAAATAAAAAGATTTGTTGTATGTTAATTATTTTGTTTACATTTACACTATTGTTAACCAAAACACTTATACAATGAAAACGATTTTAGAAAACAGAACCTACAAAGTATTTGTCCAAGAAGGTATCCACACAAGCACACACCTTGTTACTTTCAAAGAACTCTTCACAGATTACGACAATGCGAACGAAGATGCTTTTGAGTTCATCTACTCCTTGCAAGAAGATTCGGAAAAAGTATTAGGTCTACAGGTAGGTGATAGCTTGTTCTTTGACCCGATTAGAGACTTGAAAGGCAACAAGGGAATCATAGTAAGAATATCCTAAAAAGAAAGCCCCTCTGCGGAGGGGTTACTTTTTTTCTTACATTAGTCAAAATCAAAAACACAATCTTATGTCAATTAAAGACCAATACTTGGATTTGTGTGAGGCACGAGTTGATGCCCTCACCAAAGAGATAAACCACCTAAAGATGTTTATCATTAGAGACTATGCTCGTAAGGGCATAGGTGCAGAAGCAGTTATGGATATGTTTAACGCATACAAGATAAATGAAGACCGTAGTCAAAATTAAGCAAACAGAATACCCAGAACAATATGAAATCAACGAACTCACAATACAAGACCACTTCTACTTACACTTCGGATTTCCCGATGACAGAAGACTCTACAAACGATTCAACGGAGAAGCACTCTCCAAGTACCACCAACCAGAGGTTGATACCAAGTTACTATTTAGGCAAGTACAAAGAGATTGAGGCATTTGATGTGTGTATGGACTTCGCAAGAGACTCTTACAACATTGGTGTAGCTATTGCCTACCTACTTCGTGCAGGTAAGAAAGAGGGTAACCCCAAGTCGCAAGACATTAGAAAAGCTATTCACCATTTAGAAAAAGAATTAGAGTATGAACGAATTGACCCTACACCTAACGCTGCCGAAGACAATAAGTCTTAATGCACTATACGCAGGTAAGCATTGGACATTTAGAAAAAAGATAAAAGATGAATATAAAAAAATCGTTGAAGCAGAACTGGCTCGTTATGACCACCATATTGCAGAGAGTATGTCTATCCATATTAGGTACAATACTCGTGCCGATGTGGACAACCTTGTACTTGTTTCAAAATTTACTGCTGATACTCTCGTTGCTAACGGATGGATT